GTTTAGGCGCATTATAAGGGCATTAAAAGATTTATTGGTAGTGTACCATTGTTTAGGACTACAGAACATCCTATGGCTTGTTTTTTAAAGTTCTTTGCGTATGCTGCTGCATAAGTAGAAGCATCCACACCACAACCTGTCTGCATTCCAAAAATTCTGTATCGTTTTCCAACGAACCATTTGCAATACGCTTCGGTGTGAGTATGACCGCAAACACTAGACATCAAGTTGTTCTTTGCCTTAGTCTGTGCTTGTCCTCCTTCTCCATGTTCGTAAAGGACATTATCATAAACAACTGATTCAACCCAATTCCAATTAGGAGTTCCTAAAACTTCATTATAAGATTTAATCCATGCTTTTGGTATACCACCTGAAAAACTTTTCCTAGCAGCAAGACGGTCATGGTTTCCAATGCATATATCAGCATATTCAAAAGTGCGATACCATTTTGAGACATTCTGTATACTTTTTTCTAATTCAAACCCTGCTGACATTCCATCAGGATCAGGCTCATGATAACTAAACGCATGATTATCTAAAATATCGCCAATGAATATTACTTGATTGCAATTAAAGATTTCATACTGTTCTAAACACCATTCAAGATAGCCCTCTAAACAAAACGGCTCGTGTAGGTCACCTATAACTAAGATATTGCGCACCTCTTTTTCACGCATCTTTTGTAGAGCAGCTATCTCATGGGGTTTTAATCTGTATCTATTATTTTTTTGCACTATCTGCAATACCTTGACCAATAACAAGTGCAATTAATGCATTCATTATAGCAGAAGTTTGCTCAGGGTCAAGTCCAAATGATTCATGCAAGAACTGCACAAGTATAGCTGTTATAGTATACCATGCTTTTCTTGATTTAAGAATTTTACCGATTAGAAAGTTTTTAAGTAATTCGTTCATTTTTATTTATTTTTAATTAATATTCAAATTTATTGTCTTAATATAACCAAATAACATCTTGGTCTTTTTGTTTATCAACATCACAATGTATAAAAGTCTTTGCGATGCCAAATCTATTAACACCTACGTCCATTAATGCTTTAATTATTAATGACCTATCTCGACTATTATTGCAATGTATATCAACTGCAATTCCTTTTAAATGACTAGAACCAACACGACCACCAATTTTAAGATTCCAATTTTCCGACCTGTAACCGCTATTGATCTTGAAAGGAATGCCTGCGTTTCCTCGCGCATAGTCTAATTTTTCAAGAAAGGCGTAATTCATTTTAGAACTAGAACCAGGTTCATCAGGGCTGTCAAATTCAGATAGTGTGAAATATTTTAATTCCAAATTATAGGTAGTAAGTTTTGTAGACTTTAACTCCTTTAACTTCACACACAAACTCTTTACGAACCTTAGGAGCTTGTTCATCTTCTTTTAAATACTTAGGATTTTTACTATTTAGTTTTCTTTTTTTCATATCTAATAAATTTATAAATTGTAAATACTATTGCTAATGTAAGTGAGATAAAGGTCAATATCTCATTGCACTCTGTTATGCTAAAAGCTATTGCGGTACTATTTGCTACTGTTACTTGTAGTGTGTCTTGTATCTCTTTCATTTGTAGTATTTATTTTAGTCTTTAAATAAGACTTTAATTTAGTTTTATTAATATTTTTTACTTTATATCTTTTCTTCATTATGTAAGATCAGGAGTTAAGAAATTACGTAATGTTAATTTAGAACCTTGTTGTGCAGGTCTTTCAAGATTCATTCCTGCATAGTAGGCATTTCGGTCTGGTGTGACATCAGCCCCTGTATTAGTTGAGTATTCAGGAAAGTCACTAGTGTTATTTGTAACATATTCAATCATTCGTTCCATGTAGTATTCGCCTGTGTTCTTAACCTCTTCACGAAGATGTTGTGCTTCTTCCGTTGATAAGGCTGTTCCTGTTTCTGAGGTCTTAGAATAAATATTGCCGTTCTCCACCTTAAATCGTAGGAACGGAATAGCATGATATAAAGCCATATTCGGTAACATATCGCCAATATAATCATCTACTAAAGTCTTATATGCACCTGCTAGTGTTCCTGCTGTGATTTCATCTTTTAATTTTTGTGTTAAGTCCGTGCCTAGCTTAGTCTCTACATAGAGTTTTTGTGCCTGTCTAATAAACGGAAGTAAGATGTCGACATCGACATTTAGGTTGACAGCTGTCGAATCCTTAAGCTTCTGTTCTGAGATAAATAATACGTAATTTGCCATAGTTTCTAGTTGTAATATCCGTTATTTTTCATTCTTTGTGGTGCTATTGCTACTAATCTGTCATTTCTTTTAGCAGTAAATCCTTCACTTCTTGCCTTAGTGTAGCCGATAATTTGACTGTCTTTAATAGGTTGTTTTGCATTTCTTTTTGAAGTTTTGAAAATCCTACGCAAGAAAAAATGTCGACATTGAGGTCCGCCTTTATATAAAAAGATATTATATTTTTTGCCATTATGCCCAAATCCTTTATTTACTATTTGACTATTAGCATTCACCAAATCTTCTTTACGATAAACTTTATTTGCTGCTACCATTTGTTTGCAAAAACTTCTGCTAGTTCCTGATTTATTAACTAAGAAATTATCTGTTGCATAAACATATCGTACTTTGTAATAAAAAGTCTTAGATTTATTTGTACCATCTTGTTCACTTTTTTTATTAGGTGTTGCTGATACTGCTTCAGCTAGTTCTATTTTTTCTGCTGTTATATTATTAAGCTCAGTTTCAAAGTCAAAATCCTGATGTTCTCCATCTACTATTTCTTCATCAACCATTTCCCAATCATCAGGCATATCTTCACCAAATTCTTCAATCCAACTTTCTAATTCAGTTTTTTCTACTTTGCCGAAATCTTCTCTAACTTCTATTTCTTCATTTAATGGCGCTAACCCTAATTCTTCACGTATTTCGTCTTGCTCCATAACTGCTTTTAAGTCTTCACTTGTAAAGTCTAATGTGATAGGCTTAAGCTGAACAAAACTCACAGGCATATCCATGTCATTAACTCTAAATAATTTTTTTAGAATTTTTATTATATGGTCTTGGAATGGCTTAACCACCGTATTTAAATAGTAATTCCCTGCTGCGTTCAGTTCATCTACATTTGATCCCAAACCTGTATCATTCTTAATTCCCATTAACATCGGACTCGTAACTCGGTGCGCTGTAAGAATGTTCTGAACCAATAATTCTTGCAAAGCAAGGTACTGTTTATCGAGGTCAGCCATTTGGATCGGAGTTATTTCTGGTGTTCTTGTTTTATCGTCACTAAACGTTAAAATAAATTTTCCTGCGTTCTCACTTCCTGTAAACTTATCTGCTAAACTGTTCTCTATTTGGAATCTTTCTTCCTGTGTCGGCACACCATTAGCGAACGAAATCATGTAAGACCCTGAGAATCCTGAACTGATGGCGTTGAGATGATATTCAGCCACTTTCTGATCGATAAGACTCCAATTATTTCCTGCGAGGTAGTCAGGTGTAAAATACGCATTCATATTAGGGCTGTAAAGACCTGTATATAATATTTGATTTGCACTTGTTCTATCATTAGCATTAAATGCAGGAACTCTATAAGGTTTGTGTGTTCTAGTATTAGACCAATCAGATGAAATATAATAAGCATTTACTTTACCCATTGCATCAGGTCTTTCACATCGGATTTTCTCTACAGGAACGTGATAGATTTCCGATATTCCTTGAGACCTATCCTTCGACCAAACAATGTTTAAGGCGAATGCGCCTTGAAGTTTAAAGTCAAAAGATACTTTTTTAAGGACTTCATGCAATGTTTCATTACCATTTGCATTAGCAAAAAATTTCTTTAACTTAACTATCCTGTCTAATTCTCTTTCATTTTCATCATCAATAACAATATCTTCACCTGCAATCATCTCACTAGTTGCATTGATAATAGCTGCATTTGTCGAACTGTTATAGTAAAGATCAATTAAGAATTGTGGATAAAGGTTTCTCCAATTATCTGTTCCATATTCTATCCAATCTTTACCACGTGCCTCTTGCACTTGTGGTGCTGTTTCTGTTCCTAAATTTATGCTTAAAATTGTGTCTTTCATAGTTAATCTTCTTCAGTCCAACTAGGACTATTTAATATTTCCATAATCTCACTATATGTGTAAGTTTGTTTGCCTTCTAAAAAGCCAGGTGTTACGCCTTCAAATTTAAGTAACGCTTGACTATTATCCAAAGAATATCTTAATGTATTTTCAGATGTTTCTAATACCTGATTAAAATTTACACCTGAGACTTCTTCTGCTAATATTAATACGTATTTCATTTAATTTGCTTTATATGGTACTTCTGTTGACCATGTTGGTGTATTTACTAAAGTTGCTGCATTTTCATTTCCTGAACTATCTACACTTGTTGTTCCTGAGCCTTCATCAAAATGCCAATAACCTACTAGACCACTCATGCCTGTTAAATTCAAAGGCTCATGATTTGTAACTAATAAACTACTAGTGCTTTTAACAGAATCAAAATAAGCAATTTGTGCAATGTGTCCTTCAAAATATGCGCTTCCTTCATTTTTAGCAAATTGAACATTATCTATTGCTCCACCATCCCATGTGCCTAATCCTGTTCCTGTATCTTTTAATGCACCATCTAAATACAACTTAATTTCATCATCTGTTTTGCTCCATGTAGCTGTAATGTGATGCCATTTGCTGTCACCTTCAATAGCGTCTGTTATTTCAATAGTTACAGAAGCACCTCCTGCTTTCCGTGTAAAAAACACTTTGTTTTGTGCAGCATGATACATTAAATGAAAAGCATTATCACTACCAACCCATGCCTTTGTTATTGATCCTGAAGAACTAACAGTATCTAATTGCACCCAAACAGAAATTGTACCTACATTATAGTCTATTTCACTACCAACACCATGTGCAGTAACATATTCATCTGTTCCATTAAAATCTAAAGAATAGATATTAAAACCTGTATCTTGAGTTTCTAATGTATTTGCTAATTTTAAAGCTAACATATTAAGAACTTAATCCTTCATCATATCCAACACCTATTCCTGATGTCAGAGTTATAGCGGTCACGTTCATAAAAAGAGTTGTTCCTGCTGGTAAAGTTGTTTGTAAAGCATCTTCACCTGTTGCATCTGCAACTGTTAATGCTGAAATAACTGAAGTAACAGGGAAATATACAGCGTAAAAGTTTTTGCTTGTTTGCGCTCCATCTTCACTATCAAATATTTCAACTGTTCCCTTTCCTAGTTGTTCTCTTAATAAGTCATTGTTATTGTCTATTGGCATAATCTATTTTTTTATTGTCCGTAATATATATAATTCGTTCCTTCGGGTTCTTGTCTTTGTGTGTATTGTACTTGGGCTGTTCCTGCTTTGTCAGCCATATATAGCTTACCTATTGCTACTAATCCTTGCACAACACCATGTGTCGGTCCTACTGGCAAAACATCATCTTCAGTTATTGGTGCGTTTCCTGCACTAATTGCAACTGCTCCACTCCAACTAACTTCATAGGCTTCATACTTATAATATCCTGCAGGTATTAATTTTGTAGCACCTGTATAAACATCAGGAGTTGCATTATAAGTAAATGTCATTTTAGTGTATCTATCATATACTAAGTGAATAGTTGAATAAGCATACTGAACTGATTTATCCATGTCATTAGTAAACTTCATTAGATAACGTATTTTATCTGAACTTACTGAAGTATCAATTCTTGTATCTTCTGTACTTATATATGCATTAAAGGAAGACTGTGTAACTGCTTGTATCATACTATATAATAGAAAACCCTCTAATATATTTGCTTATAAAAGAAAAGAGGGCGTTAAGCCCCCTAATCAAGAAAATATATGAAAACACTAATTAGTAAAAAAAGTATTTTTATGAAGTTACTATACTTAATCCTGACACACCTGCGTTAGAGAATGGTGCGCCACCTGCTGCTACATCTTCTAACATAGCAAAAGGCTGTGCCTCTAAACCATCGAATGTCAGAGTATATCCGTTTCGGTCTCCGAAGGCAGCGCCGCTATCAGCAGAACCTGCGTTAATTGACATTCCGTTGTGCATTCCTAAACATATAATCACATCATTTCCTGTTGCTGAATGTGTTGCGTTTAATTGTGCAAATATTCTAACCTGTGTTTGTCCTAGTAACTTAATTTCGTTCTGATCCTCTTTCGTTAATCGGTTAAGAACCATATTTACAGTCGGAGTGTAGAAAATCGTTCCGTTTTCGGTAGAACCTGTAAGAGTTTCATTTGCAGTTGTAGAACCTCTTGGGACAGTATATCTATATATTGTTGAAGTCTGGAAATTGATTGTGTCTATCTCCCCTTCTGTACCTGAAGAATATGCCCAATCTGCTCTTGCAAAATTATCATAAACAGAGAAGTAAAGATACTTTACGCCCCCACTGATTCTATTACAGTCTAATCCGCGTCCCTTCGTTAAATTTGTGCATGCCATCGTTAATTTGTTTTAAAAGTTAAAAAACAGGGGGTTTTGAAGCCCCCTATTTTGTGATATTATGATTGTCTTAAAATGTCTGCTCCAACACCTGATTGGATTCCTGCTGACCATCTACAAACTAATCTCATGTTATCGCTCCCATCGAGAGCAGCCATGTCCATTAAAGTTATTCTAGGAGAAGTTCCTAATCCATCGCTTAACAGGTCCGTTCCGAAGAATAAGTTAGACTTCTGCGCTATTACGACTTGATTATCGACCATACCAGGACAAACGGCGATTTTATAGCCTTCAAAAACTGGCTCATAGTCTCCATTCATATTGTAAGCATTTACATATCCTAATGTAGATACTGCTGATACATAGAATGCATAAGTCTTAGGATTCATATAGATATGTAAATCATCTTTATGTAAAACGCCTGGGATGTTAGCTGCTAAGTCGCTAGTTGCTGTTTGCAAGTTTGCTATAATGTTAGCTGCTGTATAAGCACCTGAAGCTGATGACTGTATTACAGTTGCATCTTGAGCAGGTAATAAAAGTCCTGCTGCTGAACAGAATCCTTCAAATTGTCCGTTAGTACCATTAGTACCATTCCATATAGACTCTTCTGTTGCTTCTGCTATAATGTTACCCATGTAAGAGATCACATAATCTTCAAATGAAGGTGGAGGTGGTGCGCCTGCTCCTGCTCTCATTTGCAACGCTTCCCATGATTCCAAAAGATTTTTCTTGCATAAATCTAAATTAATTTGGAAATTCTCAACCGTTAAAACTTTTTCGGTCAATGCAAGTGTTCCATAGTCTGTAAAGTCGCACGTAGCGTCTCTCACTACTGAACTTCCAGCCATTGTCTGAATGTTAGACTTATACTTGACGTTTTCAATCATTGTCATGTAGTCTAAACTTTTCGCTTCTTTCAGTGCGGCGCTGATGTAGAATCCAGCGGCTTTACCTGCGAAATTACTCGTTACGTTAAATGCCATAATTTTATTTTTTTTTAGTTATTAATATTTGTTTAAGTTATACAAGAACCTTTCTTGTTTAGATAACTTATTGTATTGTTTTTTGCTTAGTCCAGGATTTTCATTTGAACTAAATTTATTTGTATTTACAGGACTTTCAGCAGGCTGCTCTGCTAATTCAGCTTTTAATTTTTCATTCTCTGCTTTTAGTTCTTCAATCGAAAATTCCTTTACCTCTGTTGTTTTTATTGTTTTAGGATTTGTAGAAGGCTCAACAACTTCTTCAGATATTTCTTCAGCCATTTCTTCAACATCACCTTTTTCACCTATTTCTCTCTTCAGATCTGATACTGCATCCTCGAGATTTTTGATACGTTTCTCCATTCCTTCCCAATCATCAACTGCCGCTTCATCATCATCTTCACCTCTATCTTCACCTAATTCAGAAGCTTCAACTTCTTCTTTTGGAGTTTCTTCTTCTTCAGTTTCTGATTCAATTAATTCAGCTACAATACCTTCTTCTTCAACTCTAAAGCTGATTCCAGTATCTAATTTATACGTTCCTACTGGTAATGGGATAGTCGTGCCGTCCTCCGTCATTACACTTATGTCTACACCATTTTCTAATTCTTCAGCAGTTGAAACTAAAATAGTTCCATCTTCTGTTTTGGCTTGCCAACCTAATTTGACTTCTTCTTTATTAAGTCCTAAGGCTACTAATATTTGTTCTTTTAAATCCATAATTTCTTTATTTGTATTTAGTTCGTTAATATATAATAGATAGTTTGTTTATTTGTTTGATTTTTGGCTTTCTCGGATTATTTCATTTAAAGCAGCCAATATCTCTTCATCAGTAGGTTGCCTTTTACTCATCTCCTGCATTTTATCAACGAAGTAACCTTCGATTGAAAGCCCTTTAAGTTCACCTTCTTTTATTTTTTTCCATAAATCATCATTCTCAATTTTCATTTTTACCATCCACGTTCCTTTCGGCAGAGAGAATCCGTATAAAGTAGACTTATCTTTTTTAGGGTCTTCTATTATCCAACTCTCAACAGTCAAAACTCCTGATACTCTATCTTGGTGTTCATAAGTTGCTTTGTGATGATTGTTATGTTTTAAATAAAGTTCCGAAGACTTTGCAACGGTTTCAGGACTAAAATAAACATAGTATTCTTGATCCGTATTAGGATCATATCTAAATATCTGTTTATTAGGAATCAGAGCGGGACTAACGACCATCCTTTTTTCTTCATCTATTTTAGCAAATGTTAGATTGTTTTTTTCTTTTCCAAAAAAGACAAAATCTTGTTCGATAGCAGGTGCTGATACTAAACTAATAGCGTCTATTGCTAATTCTTGATTATCATCTTCAATTATTAATTCGACAATTTTTGTGTGTTTTTCTGAGTAAGAACTATTAGCGTTCTCACATTCTTGGAGAGTGTCATACTGGCATTCACCAGTTTCCCCCCATTTGTATTTTCCGTTTTCGCATTCTTTACAAGGCATATTATATAATAGTTAAGTTAATTATTTATTTGATTTTTATATTGTAGCTCTACGTCTAATAGCAGCCAATTTATCTTGATTGTTAGTTACATCATCACTTACTACGTAAGCTTGTACAGGGTCAGGCTTAACTCCACCTGATAATTCAAATGAACCACTCATCATCTCTGGGGCTGGTGGTGCACCTCCTGCACTTGGTGCGCCTCCTCCTCCTCCTCCTCCTCCAACATCTTGTTCCATTATCTTTTTAACATTAGAAAGACCTGAAGCAATTATTGCTGCTGCTGAAACAAATCCTGTAACACCACCTTGTGCAAACGCTTTATTTGCTCCTTGATAAGTGCTTATTATAGCTTCTGCAATAGCTAGTTCTTTATTGTCTCCTGCTAATGCAGAAAGTGCACCTGCAAGACTACCAAAAGCTGTTAATCGTGCATCTACTTCTTCTTCTGTTAATTTTTTCTTCTTTTTACTATTTCTTAAAAACCTATCTAACTGATAATTGTCAGCCTTTGCTATTTTATCACTTAAATCAACTTGCACTCGAGCCATTTCTGTAACTTCGCCCATACGTTCCTTATCAGCTGCTTTTAAGGCATCTAAGGCTGCAAGTCTTTTGGCTGCACCTTCAGCTTGTATTGCATTTATTTTATTATTAAGTTCTATTTGTTTAGTTGTTGATTCTCCTTCAATATTTGCAAGATTGATTTGTTTTTCTGCAAGAGCATCTAAGTCTGCATCCATTGAATTATTAAGTGCATTTTGTTCTTTTTGTATGTTTACTGCTTGCCTTGCATTTGCTAGTCTATCTTCTAATAATTTATTTTCAATAGCAAACGCATCTTTTGCAGCTTTCAATCTAACTGATTCTGACTTAGTAACATCTTCAGCAATTAATTTTAATTGTTCTATTTCTGTTCTTCTTTGTGCTGTTTCAACATTTAATTTTCTTTCTTCATCTCTTAATTCTTGAAAGGCTCTTTTTAATCTTATAGCTTCATTTGTATCTTTTCTTATCTCATCACCTATGCCTGTAAATGCACCTTTAACATCTTGTAATGCACCTTTTGCATCACCTTTAAATAATTTAACAATAGCACCCCCAAATTTAGAAACTCTATCAACTATCACATTAATAGCTGTACCTATTGCAGTAAATACAACCTCTAACAATTCTGCACCTTTCTTAGTTTTAGTAAAAAATGAAATTAAACTTCCAAAAGCTACTAATAACAATCCAACTCCTGTGGCTGCAATACCTGTTTTAATTACCGTAAATAAAGTTTTAGCACCTTTGATAATTTGTCCACTAAACATTTGTTTAAACCCAATGCCTGCTAATTTAGCCTGAAGCTTAATTTGTTTAAGACCATTCAGAACAATGGTACCCATCTCTGCAAACTTCTGTTTTACACTTCCTATTGTAATTCCAAAAGCCCCAAAATTATTTGTTAAGTCTTTGGTCTCTTTGCTTACTTGTTTTATATTTGATTTTACTTCTGCTTCTAATGTTACTTTATCTGACATAGTTTATTGTTTTTTTAGCTCCATGATACACTTGTTGATATTAATTCATGCAAATATACTTTTGCACTCCAAATGTTGGTTACATTGTTTCTATCACTTACTTGTATAGTCCACGACTTAACATCTGACGTTGAACTATCAACTTCTGTAAATGTCCCATTCACTCCACCTACTTTACCAATGTTTCTTGTGAATCCAACGATAAAATTCATACTAAATGTTCTATCTATTTGAACTACTCCTTTTCTGTTTCTATATGAAAAGTCTCCTGCTGTTCCTGCTGAACCTCCAACCTCTAATCTTGTTATATAGATTTCATAACCTACTATACTATTCTCTTTTATATTTATTAAACTAGAACCATCACCATTGACTGTTAAATTAGTATTTGAATTATCTGTTGTAACACCTGATAATTCTATTAGTGAAAATTGTCTATCAGCATAAGCGTACGAACCTGAACCATACTCAATCCTATTTCCACCACCACCAATAGCAAACTCACTTTGCCTTTGTGCTTGACCATTAACACCTAATACTGTTGCGTTTCCTATTCCTTCTAATGTTCTATTTGCATTTCCTGAGATCAAGCAATTTGTATTGCCACCTTTTGTTTCATTATCATAACCATTTAAAAGGGTGTTAGTTGTATTAAATTGTGCAAAACCCCCTTTTGTGTTATTTGATGTATTTGCAAAGTTCTTAGGAAGTTGTCCGTTAAGTCTGTATGCACTACAAGTTCCTGATTCATCATCATACGTATATCCGTATGCTTCACAACTAGCTTGATTGGGAATTAAATTTGTATTTGTTCCATCAGTAAACAAAACTTCACCTAGTCCTGTTATTCTGTGTGGTTTTATTGTATGTCCTTTTAAATATTCCATTATGGTATTAATATAAGTTCAACAGTTGCTAATTCACCTGGTTTGTAATTGATTTTATTGACTCTAAATAAACTTGACTTAATCATGATTTTATCATAGAATCTAAATTCTTGAAGTTCAGCAGGTGTTAATAGCATTTTTAATGTAAGCATTCTCGTGTCAGGATGATATAATTCACCATAATAATTAGAATAAAATCTTGAAAACAATGTATTCACAGGCGAATCACCTAATCCTATTGATTGTTGCGCACCAAAAATATAATCATCATCATTAAAAGAAGAAGGAAAGTCGCTTGTATGACTAAAAAGAGTATATGAACCAGGATTTGCTGAACCAACTCCATTTTGTCCAGGAAAGAAAAAAGTAGTTCCACCCATATTATAAGGAGAACCATCAGAAGCGTCATAAAGTATTCTAGGCATATTCTCTATTGCTTCAAATTCTGTTCCATCATCATTAGAACCATAAATAGCAGGCGACATAAATTCAGGATATTCTTCAAATACAGGTTTCATAACAGTCGCAGCAAATGGTGTTGCTTCAATTACTTCTTCATCTGTAAGCAAAGTATAATTAGGCTGTGTATAAGTCATACTTCCGTATTTATGCTGTTTTGTAGCAGCCTTATAAACTTTATAAGGATAATCGTCATCTTCTGCAAATTGAAAAATAACTTTTCTTTTTAACTCTAAAGGTTTTAGTTGTAATTGTTCTGCATCTACTCTATCAGTCCAATCATGCGTTTTGCTATCTGCATGATTTAAGAATATATCATCATAAGGTTCGATTAATAAATTCGTTGGATTCTTAGGGTCTTGTAAAGTAACTAAATTAAACATAGTCATTATACCTTTGAAAAACTCCCATTGATTCAATTCTCCACGTAAAGTGTTTAAAAGCGAACTCCCTATTATTTGGTCAACAGTCACAAAGGCTCTTATTGTAGATGGAAAGTCATTAGGAAGTGCTACCTGAGGATTTGACATTTTTGTTCCACCATTTAATGAGTACCATTCTAACCATACTTGTTCTCCTGAATCTAAATTTGTGTTTAATGTTATCCAATTTGGAATGAACAATCTATATCTCATCCACGTAGCCGAAGTGTCTCCTGCAATAGTACCTACATTAACTGTAACCCCTGTACTTGTTTTCCATCTAAAAAACACATGGTCAGTAACACCTGAAGTAAATTCTAAATGTATTCTAGCTGCTAACTTATATTTTGTATTATCACTTGGAGATGTGAAGATTCCATTTGAAGTGTTATATCCACTAGCAGCAACCCACTCAGTATTATCAGCTACATCAAATTGCAATGTCGCCCAAGAAGTCGTTGAAGTTTGACCATCTCTTGTGAGGTTTTTTGCTTCACCTTTAACAACATAATCACTTGGACTTGCATCATTACCCCAATTAAAATCCATGAATAATTTTCCAAAATCAGTCGTGTCAAAAAATGTAGAAGTCCAAGTAAAACCTGCTGCTTGAAATATTTTATTAATTATATACCTAATATTTATCCAAGGTCTAAACACATCTTCAGCTTGATTAATACTTGGCATGCCTGCTGTTGCTCCATTATTTACTTGCGAATATGAAAAGCCACTTGTAGCTTCAAAATTTATTTGACCCGTCCAATCAACAAAAGGATATTTCACAACAATAGTATGGTCAGTTGGACTTGTTAAACTTGAATCATAAGCAAAACTTGTAGTTGGCAAAGTATTAACCAAAGGCAACCCTACTGTATTATATCTTGCATCTTGTATTGTATCTCTATTATAATTATGTGATAATTCAGTAAAATCTAATTGTGAGAATGTCCTCGCTTTTAGCATATCAGCTAAGGCAATAGCTTCTGAATATAAATTAACATTATAACTTATTTCACCTTTTTGTGTTTTGATCTCTATTAGCCTTAGAAAGCCTTGAAAAATAGTGAATCCATTTTCTTTTAATATTGCCTGAGTTTGTGTATAAGGATTAAAGACCACCCCTGTATCTTTTCTTGTAATATCAAATATATTATCAAATATTTTGTTATTCCTTTTTGTTGCAGGAAGGTTAAAGTCCTTAGAGTATGATTGCACTTTCTCAGCTACATTTTTAAAATCATCAACACTTAAAGTTAATGGGATTTCTTCTTCTTCATATAAATCAACTATCACTTGACCATCTCTTGGACTGCTATTTTCTGTTGGTTGTGCATTCTTAATTTTTATCCATGCAATATCTAATGTTGCTGCATTAGTAGCTGAATAGTTAAGTGATAATATTTCACTAGTATTCTGAGCCGTAAAGAACCAAGGCGTTGACGTTCCTAATGTTGTAGCATTAAAAACAGTCCAATTATTCGTTCCACCTAATGTATTTGGATAACCAAGCGCACCAACACTCAATACACTTGTAGTTGAAGTTGAGTCTAAATGAACATATACCTTATATACTGCTCCAACTGTTAGTCCATCGATTCGTTGATATATTCCTGAAGTCTTATTAATATCACTTTGACCTGTAAATCTTAAATTACCTGCAACTACTGTTGGTGCTGTTCCACCTGTTGTGTTAAATTTTTTCCAATTAGTAGTTGGCGGTGAAGCTGTTATTGCATCAGCAGCGATTTGACCTGCTGTTAAAACAACATCCGAAGCCCCTGTGCCTACTGTGATATATTGCGAATTATCTGAGACATATTGTAAAAACCCTGCACCACTTGTATAATGATAACCTTGATAATTTTGTGGAAATACAACTAATTGTACTGACATATTTATACTCTTTGTGTTCTTCTATTTGAAGCCCTTTCAATATCAAATGTATATTGAATTAACTTATCATTTCCTTTTGTTTTCCTTACATAACTAGATGTTGTTACTGTTGTTGGTTCTACGTATCTATTAACGTTCCCTGCTGCAATAACACCACCATCTGAATTATATCCATTTAATATATAAACTTCTGTGCTATTTATTAATTGCTCGAACCATATTGCATCAGCTTCACTTACAAAGTCAGTATTTATTTTTATGCTTTCTCTTGAATTAACTCTAAAATTCTTTTGACCCCCTGTATGCGCACGATTTGTATAAGTGCTATTGTTCCAACTTCCTGCTAATTGTGTGTAATTAGTTCTATTGGTTCTTAAAGACCTTACAGACTTTTTAGTGAATGTGTAATAATCCCAAGCTCCATGTTTATTTAACCAAGTAAGCCTTATTGATTCATAACGACAATCACCTGTTACAATATTTATTCTATATTCTTCACCAATACTTATTTGAGGTGATGAAGCTGATTGTGCAAAGGGTTGAATTGTATAATAAGCTGTGTTAGATTTGTGTGTGTTCCAATCAGCATATGTTGAGTTATCTGCAATATATCCACCATTTAAATTAGCAGGGAATGCACCAAAATAAAGAAGTCTAGTTGTTGCATAAGGACTGCTCGCTACATCAGGAGAAATTGCAGAATATCCACCTGTTGTTTGTCTATTGCTCACATCAATCGAAGAACCTAATTGTGCATTTGAACTATTGAATAATTTTATCCTTATAAATCCAACAACTTGAGGTGATTCATTGTCAAAACCTACATAAAAACTATTTTCACCTGCATTAATATTGTTAAGAAAAGGCAATGTTCCATAATCAGTTATTAAAGCATCTTGTGTTGTTGGTGCATCAGATAGCATCTGACCTTGAGCCGTTCCACTATCATTTTGTAAAACATAAGTCTTTCTATTGCTATCAGAAACACCTACTAAATTATATCCGAAATTATTTAAGTTAGATAGTGATCCACCATAAGTCAAAATATCTGTATCATATAAAACACCATTAAACATTAACATAATATCAGAAAACGCTAATAGGTTAGGGTCATTAGAGACTTGATTAGGTGTTGTTAAATCTCCACCTAAATATTCCATTCCAAAAAAGACACTAAAATATTTTATTGAATTTTGAGCCGTACAATATCTGTCAATTATATGGAGTGGATGATATGCTTGTTGAAGCCCATTGTTTTCAAAATCAACACCACGCCACGTTGACGTTGATGTTTGACCTTGTGCTATTGTTGCATTTGCACCATTATAATCAGGACTCACATAATTTTCTAGTATTGTACTAAAGTCAAATATACCAACTCCTGCATCATTTGGTGTTGCTTTGAATGTCCCTATTGTATCTGAAACAGATGAAGCTTGTGTTGTATGAACTCTTAATAAGGCTGTATAATTTACATTCTCTTGTTGAGTTACTATATTTCCTGTTGATTCATTAATTACAAACACTACTTCTTGTCCTGCTGCAAGTGTTTTGTATAATGGTTTTTGTTCTACTATTAATGCCATGTTAATTAACTGTTGTTGTTCTTAAATTTAATAAAATATCATCCTTTACATTTTTTAATAAATCTTTTCCAAATTGTTTTATTCCCAATCCTAAAGGTTTTTGAAAAAAACTTAAACTTTTGATTCCATCTCTTTTAATCTTTCTAGCAAATATAAATGCTAAACTAAGATTACTAATAAAACGCCCTGTTTTTGCATCCCTGCCTTTTATCCTTTTTTTGCTTATCCATTTTGCTAATATGTTAGCAGGTGGTTGTTTACTAGTATATTCAAAAGGGCTTTTTAATATTTCTCCTTTGTAATTTTTGTAGCTTTGTATTTTTTTATTGCCTGAAACACCTTTATCTAAAAAAGAACCATAATCTGCCATATAGAAATTAACCGAAAAACCTTTAGCATCAGCAATAACTTCAAAGCTTATACTTTCTCCTAAGTTAGTTTGACCCTTTTGTCTTTTCAAATTTCCTTTACTTCTATTTACAACTTGTTTACCAAAAGAATTTAAATATCTTTCTATATTAGTAGTTTTCATTATACAAGCCCTGCAAATACTTCTACTTGAATATCAGTTGTTGCAGAAGGTCTTACTTCTACTGTTACAATATCTTCTAATGTAGGAAAAGCAGGTGATGTGTCTTCTTCACCAATAGCTGCGTTTTCTGCTTGAAACAAAACATGAGAACCCCCTGCTCTAACTGTTACCTGATAATTAGTGTTTGTTGTTACTAAAGCTAACTTCATGTCTTGGTCTGCACTTAAATTCGTCACTCTTAAATACTTACAATTCTCTACATCTAAAGCACCATCTGCTCCATGCGGTGTAGAATTAAAAACTACGATTGTTGTTGTGTTAGAATGTGCGCAAGTTAATATACGTTCTAATACATCTATAATTCCTGTTGTTGTTAGTGTATTTGTTGACCCTCGAACAGCCCCATTTAAAGTTACTGCTTCTGTAATTGTTGTTGTTAAATCTGCCATTTTTTTATTTATTTTTTATTAAAGCTATTATTTTGTTTACTTTCTCTTTTAATTGATTCATGTTTTCTGCATTCTTTTCGTGGTGTTTTTCAAATGTGCGTTTCACTTCTTTAATACTAAAAAAGAAAAACTGATATAAAGCATAAAATGCACCTACTAATAACACAAGTGTAATTCCATAACTTTCTATTAATTCAAATAATTCATTCATAATTTAATAGTTATCTTTGGTGGTATTAATTGTATATGTAGTCTCCATATTCTAAATTTTATCATTTACCTATTGCATTATCTTGCATTGGTATATTACAAGTTTGGAAATCATTTTGAACTATTATTGACAATGGGAAAACCCATCCTGTAAGTAAGTTATCAAATCTTTCTTGAAAGGGGTCTATTGTAAATTCACCTTCACCAAAATATACAGGTGCATCAATATCTAAAGCTAACTGACTTTGCCATTTGGAATGTCTAAAAATGCCTATTATATCAGTACATATTTGCAAACAATCATTTAATACTTCTTGATTATTACTTAAATTGTCTGCTGATTGAAAATTAGCTTCAGTCCAATTTTCATCTTCACTTACTAAGTCCATAACAAAAATCTGAAAGTTATAGGTTAGTGTAGATTGTCCTGTTGCTACATTAACAGGATTGATATGCATTAAAGGAAATAAAGTGTTTTTTTCCAAATCAATTTCCCAAATATCACCTGTTGTTGTAGTAGTGATCTGATCATGTTGTTCTCCTAATTCTTTTAAAGTGTCAACTATATTGTTATATGTTTTATTACTGACTGCCATCTAATTTTACTTGTTGATTAATATTTAAGTCTGTTTCATAACTTAACCATGTTAAACATTCTAATAAGTTAAGTTTTGTTATTCTTTCTAAGTTTACAATCTCTCCATTTGTCAATCTATACATCACGCCAAACCAACCCCATTTTTCTGCGAAGTCTCCATCTGTGATTTTTGTTCTATCATCTCTGCTGTTCGTTCCGTCAAATATAATAGCATAGTCTTCAAGAATATTGTCGCGAAATTGTAAAAAAAAACCAGCGCACTTTGCACTTGTTCTGCTGACATTTTTTTCATTTGCTCAGCCCTGACTCTTATATTGCCATCATAAGCCTGTATGCTATAAACATCTTTTTCTCTCTCAACTATTGGTCTGTATAAAATTGCCATTAATTCTGGCATTTTACCTTTAAGCCCTTGCTGTATATACGTTTCAATGTCTGCATATTCGCCTAACGTTATTTCTTCTAAATCAGGATGAAAACCATACTGCTTATCATTTACAGTTATAACTTGATGTAAAGAACTGTCCTGCTCTACTTGCAATTCACTAATGTATTTCATTATTGCAGCAACATCTTGGATGCTTAACTCCTTAATCAGTTTTTCAGGAATATCTGATAAAGCTGTTATAGTGTCTAATGCTTCCTTACTTGTTGCCTTTCCTTCTACTTCAATTAGTTTAACCCAATTTTCTAACGTTACATCATTCCAACTTTCAATAACTTTGTACTTCTTAACCTTACCTTCTTTCTTAATTTTTACTTTCATAGCTTTCTTGTTATATAATAGAAAAGTTCATAATTTAGTTTAAGAGACATAATACTTGCCATAATTACTATCAATCTCGTAATACATACGCATAGCCATTGCATCTGAATAATCAGGTGAACGCCCTATAATTCCTTTAATAGTATCTTTT